GTTGCTCTAGCAGTATATCAGTTAGTAGCTGAAGGTCGTGCAGCAACATCATGGGCATGTATGTCTGAAATTGGTGCTTACGATGAAGTCGTTGCAGACAAATACAAGAAGATTGCGGCTGACGAAAAGTTCCACTCAAACATTGGAGCACTTCGTTTAGAGAAACTAGCTGACGCTGACCCATCAGTTGCACCAAAAGCAATCGAGATGGCTAAGCATATGCGTAAAGAGTTATATGATATTATCGTAGGAAATACATGTGACTCTCCTGGTGCAAGAGAACTAGCAGCTACAGCATACGGTTGGTAATGTGATTGTAGGACTTTCGCAAAGAGTCTTACATTTTAAAGATAGGGCGCATGATAGTATAGAACATAATTGGTATAATTATCTAAAAGATCATGCACTCTATCTAATTCCAAATCGTACTGAACAAAATTTTGATGCACTTGCAGACAAGTTAGACATACTGATATTGACTGGTGGAGATGATTCTCCGATCAGAATGGTGACTGAAATTAAGATTGCTACGGCAATGTTAAGAAGAAAAAAGCCAATACTCGGTATCTGTCATGGTGCATTTGTTCTAACGCATCTGCTAGGTGGAAAAGTATTAGCCTGTGAAAATCATTATGATATAACTCACAATATAAATTATGATGGAAAAATTATACCAGTAAATTCTTTTCACTCAAATTGCATATCCGAAATACCTAGTACAGCAAAATGTTTAGCTACCGATGAGGATGGTCTATGTGAGGCTTGGATAGATAACAACATAGGAGCCATAGTCTGGCATCCAGAGAGAATGGAGCACCCATTCATTCCTTTTGAATTCTTAAAATATTTTGGTGAGCAATATGATTGATGTCAAAAATACCTACGAAACTAAAGACCGTTGGCCATTAAAAATTACAAAATTAGAATCTGGAGAAAGTCGAGCATTTGATGCTACTTCTGGAACATATTACTTGATGCTTCACAATGCCAGTTATTATGCTGATGATGTGAAGTTCGAAAACGTTAATGGTTCCTTTTGCGTAAATGATCATTTCACTTTAAAATGTCTAGGTGATTCTAGTGCTGTGGTTATTGAATATCTTGGTCTCAGATTGCTGGAAAATAGATACTTCATACAAAAAGAACTAGACATGGGTAACTTGAGTTACATTGACGGTGGTACAAATACCACAGCAGTTAATCCTGGTCGCTTAGGTGATCCTGTAGTCAACTATGTACACTTCCCAGCAAACATGCATCAAACGCTACATACGCATCCAAGCCATAGGGTAGGATTGGTGTTAAGTGGTAAAGGAAAGACTGAGCTAGATGATGAGGTAATGTTTGAAATAAACAAAGGAGATTGCTTCTTCATGCGTAGAAACGAGCTTCATAATTTTATTACAGAAGATGAACCAGTGTTTCTATTTGTCTTTGCTCCAGATTCTGGAACAGGACCAACAGACGATGTTAACCCACTAAAAATCAGAACATATATTGGACAACAAAGATCATTAAAATGAAGAAGCTATTGTTGCTTACTGGTCCACAAGGATCAGGAAATCATATTTTCAGTAGAATATTCAGTCGGCACTCAAAAGTAAAAGGCTGGGATGCTATCTTAGATAACTATTGGGTACCAACTGATGAAGATTTCTTTGCGAAATACTTTGTTCATCCTGAAAATTTAACATCAAGTGTCTTTGAGGATAACGATCTTTTCGTAACAGATATTAGTTGTCCTTTTGTATATGACGGTAACATTACCGTACCAAAGATACAACAATTTGTAGATATGGTAGAAAACTTTGGAGTTAAAGTAATAGTCTGCGTAATTGTTCGTGATGAGAATATCAACACGGAGCAGCAAAAACGACTCAGAGGACAAAGAACTTTAGATATAGCACTATCAGAATATTCTAAATTGAACTGCGAGATAAACTATCTTAGTCTGGAAAGCTTGTTCTTACACAAAGAAAAGTATTTAAAATGGATATCCAAAGTCATAGATTTCCCTATTGACCTAGAAAATCCTGAATTATTCAAGTTTTTAGAAAAATCACCAAACGAAAAATACATAAAATACGTTGATAACTACTGGCTAGATGATATTGTGAAACTAGGTCTTAGACCTTTTGATGAAAGAAAATAGTGACATAAATAGTAAAATCAACACAATTAAACGTCAAAAATGTCAAATATCACTAACAGACAACAATTTAAAGACTACTGCCTTCGTCGTTTAGGATTTCCTGTCATTGATATTAATATTGACGATGAGCAGGTGGAAGACAGAATTGATGATGCTTTGCAATATTGGCAAGACTATCATTTTGACGGCCTCCAAAAAGTATACTATATCAAAGCAGTAACTCAGCAGGACATCGATCAACGTTACATTGATATGAGTCCATCTGTTACTAAAGACGCCGCAAACAATTCGCTAAACATTGTTGGCGTAACCCGCATATTTCCTATTCAAGATTCTCAAGCGACTATTAACATGTTTGACTTGAGATATCAGTTGCGTCTGAATGAACTCTATGACTTCACTTCAGCATCCTATATTAACTATACAATGACAATGCAACACCTACGTTCTCTAGAGCTTTTGTTTACTGGTGAAGTACCTATTCGTTTTCAAAGACACATGCATAAACTTTTTATTGATTGGGCATGGGGACCTAAACAAGCAGGTATTGGAACAATAGTTGTTGCTGAGTGTTATGCTCTAATTAATCCAGATGTATACAATGCTGTATGGGATGACCGTTGGCTGAAACGATATGCTACAGCACTCATCAAACGTAATTGGGGAGACAATCTTAAAAAGTTTCAAGGTGTTCAATTGCTCGGCGGTGTTACATTAAATGGTGATAAGATTTATGAAGATGCTATGACCGAGATAGATCAACTAGAAAAAGAAATGGAATCCAATTATGGTGCTCCATTAGAATTCTATCTAAACTAAAATGCCTGTCAGCCACTATTTTAATAACTACAATGCTAAGTACACCGAACAACGTTTGGTGGAAGATTTAATTGTTGAATCCATAAAAATAATGGGTGTAGGATGTTATTACATTCCGAATAATAATGATGCGGCTAGAGATTTGTTATTCGGTGAAGATCCTCTAAAGAAATTTACAACAGCATATCCTATTGAATTATATCCAAGTAATGTGATGGATTATAAAGGAGATAAAGACTTCTTTAGTAAGTTTGGTCTTGAAATCAAAAACCACATGACTGTAGTGATATCAAAAAGGAGTTTTCTACAAAGAGTTCCTGTCGATCCCAAATACGATAGACCAAAAGACGGAGACTTAATTTATATTCCTCCGCTCAATGGTGTAGGTGAATTATATGAAATCAAGTTTGTCAACCAAGATATGGACATGGCAATGCTTGGTCGTAGAGTACCATATTTCTATGAATTAGAATTAGAGAAATTCAAGTACTCACATGAAACCATTGAAACTGGAATACCAGACATCGATATCGTACAACAACAAGATGCATATGCACAGAGATTCCAATTGTCATCAGTTAATAGAACTTTTGTTATTGGAGAAACTATTTTTATCAGTCCAGATATTACTTTAGCAAATGCAAGATCAACAGGTATCATAGCAGATTATAACTCTGTAACTGCAAATGTAGACATCAATACGATTGTAGGTACATTCGGTATTGGCAATTTGATCAGAGGAGCAACGTCAAATGCTACAGCAATTCTATTGTCAACAAACACATATGAACATGCAGAGCAGTATGCAGACTATGATAATAACATAATCAATACTGAAGGAAATTCAATTATTGATTTTTCAGAAACTAACCCATTTGGTAGTATATAATGTCAGCAACATACCACAGAATTATTCGAAAGCTTGTAGTTGGTTTTGGTAGTTTGTTTGACAATATTACCTTAACACGATATAAAGCAGATGGCACCGAAGATAGAAGAATCAAGGTGCCTATTATCTATTCTCCGAAAGAAAAATATGTTGCTCGTCTAGTAGGTGATCCAGATTTGAATAAGAAAGTTCAAATTACGCTTCCTAGAATGTCTTTTGATTTATTGAGTATGACATATGATTCATCAAGAAAACAAATAACAAATCAAAAAATTGCTGCTGATTCTGGCGCATCGAATAGAAGAACTACCTTATATAATCCCGTTCCTTATAACTTTGAATTTTCACTGTACATCTATGTGAGAAACATTGAAGATGGAACTCAAATCATCGAACATATTCTTCCATTCTTTACTCCAGAGTATACAATTAAATTAAATTTGGTACCTACTATGGGAATAGTCAAAGAGGTACCAATGACATTAAATTCAGTAGACTATAATATTGAATATGAAGGCTTACAAGATTCAGATGCCAGAGTTGTTATCTGGACTTTAAATTTTACAGCAAAAGCTTTTGTATACGGATCGACATCTGAAGGCAAGATCGTTAAAAGTGCAAATACTAATATACTCAATCTAGATTACTTTGTTAAAGACGGTAAAGCAATATTTAACATTAATCCAGTAGGATTTGGAAAATATAAAATTGGAGAAATCGTATATCAAGGATACTCTTTCGATACAGCAAAAGCAACCGCAACAGTATTATCATATAGTAACACCACAAATAGAATGGTAGTTACTGACATAAATGGAGTATTCAGAACTAATACAGAAATTATTGGAATGGATTCTTTTGCTGAATATACTCTGAAATCATTTGACAGTGCGAATGCAAATAGCATGATGGTAAATATCAACTCTTATGTTAACCCTGCCAATGCTACTTCAAATTCAGCTTACACTATAGAAACAATAATAACGGAGTATCACAGTGACTAAATTTGAAAAAAATATGAGTGAAATATTTGAGGTTGAATCAAAGCAAATTGCTAGTACAGATATTGCAGTTAAAGAAGAAAGACCTGTTGTTGAAGTTGAGTCTAAACTAGACAATGACCTGGAAAAAGACTATAAGAAGGTTCGTCAGAATTACGAAGAAATTATAGAAAAAGGTGTTGATGCTATTGATTCTATTCTTGAGATTGCCAGAGAATCTGAGCATCCAAGAGCATTTGAAGTTGCAGCTACTATGATTAAGAATGTTGCTGATGCTAATGAGAAGCTTATATTGCTTCAAAAGCAAATGCGTGAAATGAACAAAGCAGCAGGAAAAGAACCACAAAGCACCAAAATAGATAAAGCAATCTTTGTTGGTAGTACAGCAGATTTAAACAAAATGTTAAAAGGAAAAGAATGATCCACTTTAAACATTTAAGAGAAGAAATTCAAGAAAGACGAGATCCAAAATCTAAGACACTTCATGCATTTGATATGGATGAAGTGTTGTTTCATCACGATCATTCAAAGCTAAAAGTGCATGTTAAAGACCAACATGGTAAAAGAGTAGAATCATTAACAAATCAAGAGTACAATGATCACAAATTAAAACCAAACCACAATTATGATTATAGTGAATTTAGATCACATAAAGTATTCAAGAAGTCTGCTCATCCCATTCACAAGATGATTAATAAACTGAGAGCGATTCATAGAAACAACAAGAATGTTGAGATTGTGACTGCCCGCTCTGATATGGACAATAAGCGTGGATTCATGAAAACTTTAAAGCATCATGGTATAGATGCTAGGCATATTCATGTTCGTAGAGCAGGCAATGTTGGTGCTGCTTCACCAGCAGAAGCAAAGCATAAAGTCATTGGTGATTTAATTAGAAAACATGGTTATAAAAAAGTACATTTATATGATGATTCTCCTGCTAACTTAGAACACTTTAAAAGATTAAAAAAAGATCATCCTGATGTTGAATTTCATGCACACCATGTTGAACATGATCCAGAAACAGGACATGTGAAGATAACTACTACTAAAGCATAAAATGAGATTCAAAGAATTCATTAAAGAATCAGCAGAAGAACACACATCAGAGTGGATGTCTAGTCAGGAGTTGGCCAAACACATACCTAAGACAGCACATAAACAAATTCATAAAAGCAAAGAACATGGTATATTAATGAATCATGATCTTGCACATGGTGGCTCTGGACACTTGAAATATAGAATCAAAACAAAAACATATGATAAAACACATGAAATGAAGGATATTCAAGTAGCGTCTGCAAAAAAAGATAAAGATGGATTTACACATCATGCGTCTTTTGCTTTGTATTCAAGAAGTGCTAAAGCATTTCGACACGATAAAACTAACATGGAAAAGAAATTGACTGTGCCATGGCACACCCCTTCTGATGAAATTAAAGCAAGATATAACAAATAATGTCTATCAATAAAGATTCGTATCGTGACAATCCTCTGCTCAAAAGAGCCGGGGTAAAAATGGAGTACACACAAGAGCAGATAGAGGAATATATCAAATGCTCTAAAGATCCTATATACTTTGCTGAAAAGTATATTCAAATCGTTAACGTTGATGAAGGTCTAATGCCATTTAGAATGTGGGATTTTCAACGTGAGATGATCAAAACATATCATGAGAATCGTTTCTCTATCACAAAGTGTCCTCGTCAGGTTGGTAAAACTACCACTACAGTTGCATACATACTTTGGCTATCCATTTTTCAAGACACACAAAACATTGCTGTTCTTGCCAACAAAGGACAGTTAGCTAGAGACATTCTTTCAAAATATCAACTAGCTTATGAAAATCTTCCTATGTGGTTGCAGCAAGGTGTCATCACATGGAACAAAGGTTCAGTAGAACTCGAAAACGGTTCTAAAGTTATCGCTGCTGCTACTTCATCATCAGCAGTTCGTGGAGGATCATTCAATGTAGTATTCTTAGATGAGTTTGCATTCGTTCCTTCTAACATTGCTCACGAATTCTTTAACTCAGTTTATCCTGTTATCTCATCAGGTAAGTCAACAAAGATTATTATTGTATCTACTCCAAATGGCATGAACTTGTTCTACAAGCTATGGATGGATGCAAAAGAAAAGAGAAACAACTACAAAACATTTGAAATTCACTGGTCGATGGTGCCAGGTAGAGACAATGCATGGCGTGAAGAAACTATTCGAAACACATCAGAGCGACAGTTCCAACAAGAATTTGAAACTGAGTTCTTAGGTTCTACTAACACTTTGATTTCCGGATCAAAACTACAAGAGTTGGCTTATGCTGAGCCAGTAGAAAAGAGAAGAATAGCCAAAGAAGAAATTTTGGATGTCTATGAGCAACCTGTCGTTGGTGATGGTGAAATTACCAAAGACCATGTGTATGCAATCTGCGTAGACGTTGCTGAGGGTAAGAATATGGACATGTCTGCTCTGTCAGTCATAGATATATCAGAAACCCCCTACAGACAGGTTGCAAGGTATTCTAGTGCATTTATATCACCTGTTCTCTTTCCCACTATTATATACAATGTAGCCAAATACTACAACAATGCCTATGTACTGATAGAGGTAAATAACACTCCACAGATTGCCGAGATTCTTCATGGTGAAATGGAGTATGAGAATGTGCTTAAAGTACAAACTGGTAATAAAAAGGCTCAACAGATTTCAGCAGGATTTGGTAGAGGTGTTCAGCTAGGATTGAAAATGAGCAGCCAAGTTAAACGAATTGGTTGTACGAACCTAAAGACACTCATAGAAACAGACAAACTCATAGTAAAAGACTTTGAGACTATTTCAGAACTCACATCATTTGTTTCCGACGGTACCACATGGAAAGCAGAAGAAGGAAAAACAGACGATGTAGTAATGACTTTGGTTATGTTTGCTTGGATGACCACTCAGAAATATTTTAAAGATGTTGTCAATCATGACTTGAGAAAACAGCTTCAGCTAGAAAAACTTAGTCAGATGGATGAAGAAACTATCCCGGGTCCTATAGTGGATAACGGATTAGATGTTCCGTTCTTGGTAGAAGATGGTGATGTATGGGTTACAGGAAATCAAGGTGAGGTTTATGCTGACTATTTCAGAGAAATAATGAGAAACTGATATATTCTAAATATAATATACAGATTTTTACACCTGCCAATTTATAATAAAATAAGGAGAAAAAAATGGCAATTCAGTTATCTCCAGGAGTAAACGTATCGGAAATTGATCAGACTACGGTTGTTCCTTCAGTCCCTACCACCGCTGGTGCGTTTGTTGGTACCTTCTCATGGGGCCCAGTAATGACACCAGTTCTGGTTAATAGTGGTGTTACACTAAGAGAGATTTTTAGCACACCAGATTCTAACTCAGCAGTCTCTTTCTTTTCGGCATCAAACTTCTTATCTTACGGAAACAACCTATCTGTTGTTAGAGCCGTTGGAGCAAACTCAGTAAATGCTACAGCAAACAATGCAGGACTTCTAATTCAAAACGAAGATGCGTATCTTAACACATATCTAAATGCTGATTCTGGAAATGCTTACGGTTCTTTTGCTTCTAGATATCCTGGAGTTATGGGAAATTCTTTAAAAGTTTCTGTATGTGCAAACACAAGTCTATTCAGCACATGGGAGTATAAAGGATTCTTCTCATCTGCACCAGGCACTTCAGATTTTGCAACATCTAAAGGTGCAACAAACGATGAAATGCACATTGTAGTCATAGATGCTAACGGAATGTTTGGACAAGCAAACACTGTTCTAGAGACATATGCATTTGTATCTAAAGCAGGAAATGCAATTAAAGCTAACGACGGATCACCAAACTACTACAAAGAAGTTCTGTTTGATAATTCTTCATATGTGTATGCTATGGATCCTCCACAGTATGCAACTACAAATGCTACCTGGGGAGATAATGCTGCAAATGGAGTAGTTTATGCCACTCTAACTAGCAACTTTACAACAACTTTGGGTGCTGGTAGAGATGAAGTACCTTTAGCTGGAGACATCACAACTGGTTGGGATTTATTTGCTAATAAAGAAGAAGTTGACGTATCGCTTCTGATTACTGGAGATGCTGGAGGAGAATCTTCAGCAGTTGCAGTTCAAAACCATGTAATTAGCCTAGCAGAGTCTCGTCGTGACTGTATCGCTTTTGTTTCTCCACTACGTTCAGATGTTGTTAATGCGGGTAGCGTTTCTACAATTACCACGAACGTTACTGGTTGGGTAAATTCTCTATCTGGATTTTCAAGCTACGCTGTAGCTGATTCTGGATGGAAATATCAGTTAGATCAGTACAATAACGTATATCGTTGGATTCCTCTAAATGCTGATATTGCTGGAACATGTGCATTTACTGATTCAGTAAGAGATCCATGGTACTCACCAGCTGGCTTCAACAGAGGTTTAATTAGAAATGCTATTAAGTTAGCATGGAATCCATCTCAAACGTATAGAGATACTTTATATTCTACTGGTGTTAATCCTGTTGTTTCTTTCCAAGGGCAAGGTATCATTCTGTTTGGAGATAAGACACTACAAGCAAAACCTTCAGCATTCGATAGAATCAATGTTCGCAGATTGTTTATCACACTAGAGAAGTCAATTTCTAGAGCAGCAAGATTCTCTTTATTTGAAATCAATGATGCGTTTACTCGTTCACAATTTATTTCGATTGTAGAACCATTTTTAAGAGATGTTCAAGGACGTGGTGGTATTACAGATTTCTTAGTAGTCTGCGATTCCACAAACAACACTCCTCAAGTAATCGATTCAAATCAATTTGTTGGCGACATTTATATTAAACCAGCACGTTCAATCAACTTCATTCAATTGAACTTTGTTGCTGTTGGTACTGGAACACAATTTACAACCATCACTGGTGGCTAATAAATAAACCAACAAATAAAATAAACAAGGAGAACTTAAATGTCGTTTAACATTTCTAGATTCAGAACAAATATGATTAATGACGGAGCCCGTCCTAATCTATTTGAAGTTGAACTTACACTTCCAGGTCAAGGACCTAGTGCTGGAGGAACTGCGGCAGGATCTTCGACTATTCCAGAATTAGCTGGAACAGGAGCAACATCTACCGCAAGATTTTTAATAAAGGCTGCTCAACTTCCAGGATCCACAGTAGGCACTGTAACTGTTCCATATTTTGGGCGTGAAGTTAAATTTGCAGGAAACAGAACTTTCCCAGATTGGACTGTAACTGTAATCAATGATGAAGATTTCAAACTCAGAAATACATTCGAAAGATGGTTAAATTATATCAATGGGCATGATAGAAATTTAAGAGGAACTGGCGGGGTACCTACATTAAATTATTTTTCTGATTTGTCAGTAAGACAATATAGCAAAGGTGGAGATATAATTAAAGGTTATAAATTCATACAGGCTTTCCCAGTAGACGTTTCACCTATCGATGTAAATTGGGGTGACAATGATGCTATTGAAGAATTTACTGTTACCTTTGCATATCAATATTGGCTATCTGATACTACAGATTTAAAAATTAGATTTGATCCATTAGGTGATCAGTCTAGTGCCCGATAATAACGCCAATAAGTTGAATTCTATTATATCGTGATGCAAGGAGAGTATTTTGGCAATTAATTTATTTGGTTTTACCATATCAAGACAGAGGGCTGAAGAAGAATCGTTAGCCCAGCAATCGTTCGCTCCACCGAGTAGTGACGATGGCGCATTGACGATTACTTCTGCGGCCTATTATGGTACATATGTTGACCTTGATGGCACTGCAAAAAATGAAGTAGAATTAATTTCTCGTTATAGAGAAATGGCTATGCAACCAGAAATCGAATCGGCCATTGATGATATTATCAACGAAGCTATCGTACAAGATGACGATGGTAGAAATGTTAAGCTCATCATGGACGATTTGAAACAGCCAGATAAAATCAAAAAAGCAATCGCCGATGAGTTTCAAACAGTTCTGAGACTGTTGAACTATAATAACATGGCGCAGGACATTTTTAGACGATATTATATTGATGGTAGATTATTCTATCATATCATTATTGATAGAGAAAATCCTGTTGCTGGTATGAAAGAACTTCGTTATGTTGATCCTAGAAAGATACGCAAGGTTCGTGAACTAAGAAAGAAAAAAGACGAAAGAACTGGCGTAGAAATTATGGCTGTAATCAATGAGTATTACATCTATAATGATAAAGCAATTACTGGTACACAATCAAATTATGGTCCAGTAGGAACAAGAATTACCAAAGATTCCATCATCAATATTAATTCTGGTCTTATGGATTCTCGTCGTGCTATTGTGTTGTCTTATCTACACAAAGCAATTAAGCCTCTCAATCAATTACGCATGATTGAAGATGCAACAGTTATCTATCGTATTTCAAGAGCACCTGAACGTAGAATTTTCTATATTGATGTAGGTAACTTACCAAAACTCAAAGCAGAACAATACCTGCGTGATATCATGATCAAGTATAAGAACAAACTTGTTTATGATGCAAACACAGGTGAAGTTCGTGATGATCGTAAGTTCTTATCGATGATGGAAGATTTCTGGTTGCCTCGTAGAGAAGGTGGTAAAGGAACTGAAATTACTACACTACCAGGTGGACAAAACTTAGGTGAACTTGAAGATGTAAAATATTTTGAGAAAAAATTATATAAATCATTAAACGTACCTATCTCAAGGCTAGAATCATCTTCAGGTTTCACCATTGGTCGTTCGTCTGAGATTACCAGAGATGAATTAAAGTTTGCTAAATTTATTGACAGACTGCGTAATAAGTTTGCTGAATTATTTGATCAAGCATTAAGAATACAATGCGTTCTTAAAGGTATCTGTACTGATGCTGAGTTCACAGAATTCAAAGAGCATATGTACTATGACTTTATCAAAGATAATAATTTTGCAGAACTAAAAGAAGCAGAATTAATGGCAGGCAGATTATCTCTGTTACAGCAAGTTGATCCATATACTGGCACATATTACTCGATGGGTTGGATTCGTAGAAATGTTCTACGCATGGATGACGATGAAATCAAACTCATTGATAAAGAAATCGATGAGGAGAAGAAAGCTGGTTTTGAAGTTCCGACTGAAGTGCAAAATGCAGTCACACAACAAAAAATGATGACTGATATTCAGATGGATGCACAACAGCAACAAATGCAGCAACAGCAAGATGCTCAACAAAATGTTGCGCCTGAGCAACCACAAAATGCTGTACAAAGCACACAGAATGTACCACAAAAGAAAAGTAAACCAAGTTCTACAAACTCTGCCGATTTGAGTTTATCAGAAAACTCTATGGCAAGAAGATTAACTAGAATATTATAAATATAATTTGTTTTTAATTAAAGGAAAATTATGAACACTAGAGCAATTATAGATTATGCAATTCAAGACGATGCAGCGGCCATGCGTGATGCTCTTTATGCTGAAATTCAAGATAGAGTCCATTCACACATTGAAGCGAAGAAGCAAGAAATTGCACACGGATTAATTAATCAAGAAGAAGATTACGAAGATTCGAATGAAGTTGAGTATGAAGAAGGAACTGAAGAAGAATGAAATCTTTAAAAGATTTTATTTCTGAAAAAAATATTGAGGAGGATGTTGACGGCATGCCTGGTGTGTTTACATCAAAGCCAGCAGATCCTCCTCCAGTTTTGATTATGCGTAGAAAATCCATTCGTGAGTTTCCAAATGGACAACGTGTTGCCTTGTATCAAGTAGACAAGTTAAATAAGTATATTACTATACCATACTATGTTAAGAATTGGGCAGCAGAAGAAACAGAATTATCTATAGTAGAAGCAGAGCCATTAGAAGAAAATGTTGTGCATCATTTACAGAATATTGTAAATAATCATGCTGCCAAATCAGTTAAATTTAAAGATGGTTCTTCAATGAAAGTTGATGCACAGACAGCAAATGCAATATTAAAAGTTCATGGTGCTGTTAACGATGAAAACAAGAAAAAGATTTCAGATATGGCTCATAAGAGCAAAACACATTTTAAAAAAGTAGCAGACTTTGCTTGGAAACATGTAACTTATAAAGCTAAGGATTAAGAAATGCCTAATTCATTTTCATATCAAGTATTAAAAGATGATACTCAAATGTCAGTTATTAAGTTAACTGGATTGTTTGATGGTTCAGGACAAGAAGAAAATATTGCTAGAATTCAAGCAAACACATTGTATGGTGCTTTAGATGCCAATAATGTTCCATTAAGAAGTGGATTAAGTTTGAGCAATACGGCTAAACCATATTATGGGCTAACAATAAATCGTTGCTGGTATGATACCGACACTGGATCAGGATCAGTAGAATTATACTGGAGAGCAAATAATAGTCCGCAAGCAGAACCAGATTCTGGTATACCAATTCTATTCATGCAAGGTAACGGAGAATACGATGGTGCAGGTAACTGGATTACAATTAAGAATCCAAGTGTAAATGCAAATACAAATGGTGATATCAGTATTCACACCAGAGGCCAAGTTGCTAATGCAAGCTATACAATCATTCTAGAACTGCGTAAAGATAATGCATACTATCAGCGTGGTCAGTTTAATGATCCAGCAGCATTTAACTATCCACCATATAGTATCACACCATAATTAAATGAAAGATATTGTTAGTTTAATTTTTGATAATAACTTCACTGAAGCAAAAGAGAAGTTAGAAGCTATTATTAATCAAAAAATTGAAGAAAAGATTTTTGAAAAAAGAGTTGAACTTGTTTCAGAAATGTTTGACGAGTTAGATTGTGATTTAAATATAGAAGAATTAGATGAAGCTAAAAATGTGCAACGCTCTGGTAGAACTAAAGTAGTAAGAGTTCGTGTTCGTGGTGGCAAAGTACAAACTAGAAAGAAGTTTTCTGCCGTACAAGGATACACTCTACGTGGTGGTAAATTAGTACGCATGTCATCGCAAGAACAACAAAAAAGAAAATTAGGTGCCCGTAAAGCTAAATTTAAACGCAGAGCAAAATTACAACAAGCATTAAGAAAAAGACAAAGGTCTTTAAGTAAAAGAAAGGCAATGGGAATATGAAACTCATTAAAGAAGTTTTTGACACAGTTAATTATCTCACAGAAGATAAAGACGGACAAAAACAAATGTACATTGAAGGACCATTTCTTGTAGCAGAAAAGAAAAACAAGAATGGTCGTTTGTATGAATATAATACGATGAAAAAAGAAGTTCATCGTTATACTGAAGATTATATTAACAAAAATCGTGCTTTTGGAGAACTAGGACATCCAGACACTCCTACAATCAACTTGGACCGTGTTGCCATTCTAATTACAGGACTGCGTGAAGATGGTACTCAGTGGATTGGTAAAGCAAAGGTGTTAGACACACCTATGGGCAACATTGCTAAAAAAATCATTGAAGGTGGTGGCCAAGTAGGGGTATCATCTAGAGGATTAGGTTCTCTTAAAAATGTGAACGGTGTCAATGTTGTACAACCAGACTTTTATCTTGCCACAGCGGCTGATATTGTAGCAGATCCTTCCGCACCCGGAGCTTTTGTCGAGGGCATTATGGAAGGTAAAGAATGGATGTTAGTAGATGGCGTTTGGACAGACAAAGATCAAACTCAAGCTATTCGTCAAATTAAACAAGCGAGTAGAAAAGAGATTGAAGCAGTAAGTCTACGCATATTTGAAAACTTCATAAAAAAACTTTAATTATAAATATCCAATATAGAAAAACAAGGAGATTTCTAAAATGCCTAAATTCAATCTTTCTGAAGCCGCTAAAGAAATTTTAGACGCATCTGTTGCATCTAAAAGAAGTGGTCAAGATTCACCATCAAAACTACCATCAAGTGTAGCTTACGGCACTCAAGAGGTAGGTTCGATCGGTACCGATCCCGAAAAAACAGATGAGGAACTACCTGATTACACAAAAGGTGTTCCTACAGCAACTCCACCAGGAGCAACACCTCCTGTAGGTTCAGAGCCAATGAAGAAGCTTTCTGGTCAACCACAAGAAACAATGGGTCGTGGTGATCTGAGAACTATTCAACAATCTGACGCTACAGATATGGCTGCTATTCGTGACCGTATTGCTGGTAAGCTAGCCCCACAAACAATGCCTATGAATCCTGGTGCTACATTCCAGTCATATCACGAAGGAATCGATATGTCTGATGACGTTGCAGCATTACTAGAAGGCGAAAACCTATCTGATGATTTCAGAAATAAAGCAACAACTATTTTTGAAGCGGCTGTTCTGTCAAGAGTCGAGACAATTGTTGAATCAATCGAATCAAATCTAACAGAAGAATTCCAAGTTGCTATCGAGCAAGTTAAGGAAGACTTAGCTGAAAAACTGGATGATTATCTGACATACATGGTTGAAGAATGGATGCAGCAAAATGAACTAGCAGTCGAAAGAGGCCTACGTGCCGAAATCGTTGAAGAATTCATTGGCAAACTACGCAATCTATTCGTAGAATCATATATCGATATCCCAGAAGAAAAAGTTGATGCAGTAGAAGAATTAGTTGGTCGTGTTGAAGAACTAGAAGATGCTCTGAATGAAGAAATTCAAAAGAATGTCGAGTTCACAAAAGCGATTAACGAACACAGAAAAATCGAGGCTATACACGCAGCATGTGAAGGCCTTACACAGACTCAAGTAGAAAAAGTAAAAGCACTCGCAGAGGGTCTAGAATTTACTACTGAAGAAGATTTCGGAGAGAAGCTAGAGACAATCAAGGAATCATATTTTCCAAGTCAAGTAAAAGCTGCCGAAACGTCTGATCTGAACGAAGAAATTCAAATTGAAGATGAAGATAAAAAAGCAGTTCAATCTTCAGATCCAATGATGAGTGCTTACGCTCAGGCAATCACTAAAACTTTGGCAAAATAAATAAAAAACCAATAATAAAAAAGGAGATTTAGATGTATCTATCTGAACAACTACAATCAAAATGGAAGCCAGTTCTGGAGCATCCAGAGCTAGAAGCCATTAAAGACCCTTATAAGAAAGCGGTCACAGCAATGGTTCTTGAGAACCAGCAACAAGCTATGCAACAAGACGCTGGCCTACTGAATGAAACAACATCAGCAGGTCCTACTAACATCACAGGCGGTGTTCAAAACTTTGACCCAATTCTGATTTCGTTAGTTCGTCGTGCATTACCTAACCTTATTGCTTATGATGTTGCTGGCGTTCAGCCAATGACAGGTCCTACAGGACTGATCTTTGCAATGAGAGCAAGATATGCTAGCCAAGGCGGTGGTGAAGCTTTCTATAACGAAGCTAACACTATCTTCTCTGGTACTAGCTCACAAAGCAACCCATACGGTTTTGCAGGTACTCCAGCAACCGACGTTGGTACAAACCCAGTCGCCAGCTTAACAGCTAATGCTTACACAACTGGTATTGGCCTACCAACTGCAACTGCTGAATTCTTGGGTTCAGAGTCTAATGCAGCATTCCAGCAAATGGCATTCAGCATTGAGAAAGTTTCCGTAACTGCTCAAAGCCGTGCATTGAAAGCTGAATACTCACTAGAACTAGCACAAGACCTGAAAGCAATCCATGGTCTAGATGCTGAGACAGAACTAAGCAACATTCTGTCAACAGAAATTCTAGCTGAAATCAACCGTGAAGTTATTCGTACAATCTACACCACTGCTGTTGCTGGTGCTCAGTATGGTACAACAACTGCTGGTTATTTCGACCTAGATACAGATTCAAATGGCCGTTGGTCAGTTGAGCGTTTCAAAGGTCTGATTTTCCAAATCGAGCGTGATGCTAACGTAATTGCAAAGCAGACTCGTAGAGGAAAAGGTAACGTTCTGATCGTTTCTTCAGACGTTGCTTCAGCTATGGCTATGGCTGGTGTTCTACAATATACACCTGCTCTACAAGCTGACCTACAAGTAGATGACACAGGCAATACATTTGCTGGTCTACTACATGGTCGTATCAAGGTTTACATCGATCCATACTTCGGTGGTTACACAAGCAACCAAGAACTAGTAACAGTTGGATATAAGGGTGCATCTCCTTATGACGCTGGTCTGTTCTACTGCCCATATGTTCCACTACAAATGGTTCGTGCTGTTGACCAGTATACATTCCAACCAAAAATTGGATTCAAGACTCGTTACGGTATGGTAGCTAACCCATTTGCACAAGGTCTAGCACAAGGCAATGGTGCTCTATCTGCTCGTAGCAATGTGTACTATCGTATTTTCGGGGTAAAAAACCTGATGTAATTGATGAAGTCACCATTAAGAGTGACGATTAAGAGACTCCTTCGGGAGTCTCTTTTTTTTATATAAATACTCCATAAGGAGATAACATGGCTCAACTAATTCGTCCACCACAGAATACTAATTTTTTACAATCTACAAAGTTTGTATTGACTTTTCCTAGAATAAGCAATACACAATATTTTTGTCAAGAATTTAATTTACCTGGTGTATCAACATCTGAAATAACTTATCCTACTCCTTTTGTCGATCTGTATATTCCTGGCGATAAACTAGTTTATGAACCATTGAACGTTACATTTATTGTTGATGAAGAAATGGTTTCGTGGACAGAAATTCATGATTGGTTAAGGGCTATGACATTTCCTACCAATTTTGAAGAATACAAAAATCTAAAAAATTTATCTTCAGTATCATATAATTCACCAAAACCACAATACTCAGATGGTGTTTTAAATGTATTGAGTGCATTAAACAATCTAAAACTTTCTGTAAAATTTACAGATATCTTTCCAACGTCACTATCTGCCATTCAGTTTAATTCTACAGATACAGACACACCAACAATGACTGCCACGGCAACATTCAGATATTCTTGGTACGATATAAAAAGAACTTGACAATAATTAATTGGCTATGATATAATCAAGATTGGTTAACTTTTATAGTTTTTTTATTATGGAAACTTTAGAACAAGTATTGAAATATTGGGAAACTGATTCTGTCGTTGATGAAACGGAACCGTCAAGAGAAATCATTCGTATCCCAAATCTGCATAGTAAATATCTGAACATTATGACAAAGCATAAGATCGCTGTCAAGAAAGCTACCTTTGATTACCATCGAATGAAGAAAATCAAGTGGGAATACTATACAGGTAAAATGGATGAAGATGAATTGAAACAATACGGATGGGAACCGTTTCGTTTTACCCTCAAATCCGATGTGTCTACATACTTAGAGAGTGATGGTGATTTAATTAAACTTCTAGAGAAAAAGGTATATCATGAAGAAGTCGTTGAGGTCTGTACTGCTGTTCTTAAAGAACTAGCAAACAGAACATGGCAACTTCGTGAACATATGACACATGAGCGATTCATCCAAGGAGCAAGATAACTTAGTTATCACAAAAAAGAATGAAGTATATGCACACATTGAATGTGAAAAGCATTTAGCCAAAGAGCTATCTGAATATTTCACTTTCTTTGTTCCTGGGTATCAATTCACACCAGCATTTCGCAATAGACTTTGGGATGGAAAGATAAGGTTATTTGACCAAAGAAGCAATACCATCTATCTAGGTCTTTTACCATACATAGAACAATTCGCTAGTGAACGACAGTATGATATTGGATATGGTGATCCAAGACCAGACTTAACAGACGATTTCTCAGTATACCTTGCTAATAAATTTGTAGAAGAACTAAGTTTACATTCTCAAAGAAAATCAATACAAGTTCGTGACTATCAGCTAGAAGCTTTTGTTCATGGTATGCGTCACAGGAGAGCATTGTTATTGTCTCCTACAGCATCAGGTAAGTCTCTCATCATATACCTTTTTATACGTCAATTCCTTGAATACAAGGGCTACAGAGGGTTAATTATAGTCCCGACTACATCACTAGTAGAACAATTATATACTGACTTTATAGACTATTCTACAGAGAATGGTTTTGATGTAGAAGCTAATGTACATAGAGTATATCAAGGCAAAGATAAAGTGTCAGAAAAGAATCTGATTATCTCTACATGGCAGTCCTTATACAAACTACCGAAAGAATACTTTGAACAGTTCGATTATATAATTGGTGATGAAGCTCATTTGTTCAAAGCTCAATCATTGACTACTATAATGACTTCTTGCATTAACACAAAATATCGTATCGGTTTGACTGGCACATTAGATGGTACAAAGACACACAAACTGGTGCTAGAAGGTCTATTTGGACCTGTAGAGAAAGTTACCACAACAAAGAAACTAATTGAAAATGAACAATTAGCAGAGTTCAATATCAAGTGTCTGATATTGAAGCATTCTGAAGAAACGGCAAAAGAATTAAAGAAAAAAGAATATAAAGATGAAATAGAATATTTAATTGGATGTGAAGCTAGAAACAAGTTTATCAAGAATCTAGCATTATCACTCGGTAATAATACATTAATTTTGTATCAATATGTTGACAAGCACGGCCAATTGTTATATGATTGGATTGCCAATGCCAAGAATATAGGCAACAGAAAAGTGTTCTTTATTCACGGTGGTGTTGATGCAGAGGAACGAGAACAAGTCAGACGAATTATGGAGGAAGAAAAAGATGCAATTATTGTGGCTTCTTTTGGTACTTTTAGTACCGGCATTAATATACGCAATTTACATAACATTATCTTTGCGTCTCCCTCCAAATCTAGAATCAGAAACTTGCAATCAATCGGTAGAGGACTCAGAAAAGGAGCAGGAAAAGAAAAAGCAGTCCTCTTTGATATTGCCGATGACCTTCGAGTCGGCAAACACATGAACTTTACTTTGAGGCATTTCGTGGAAAGAACAAAGATATATAATGATGAGGGGTTTCCTTATAAACTCTACAAAATAGGACTCAAGAATGGAACAAATTAAAATAGTCCGTCTCAAAACTGGAGTTGACATTATTGGTACTATAATTGAACAAAACTATTCAACATACATCAAAGATGGTATGATAATAGAGATTCATGATGATCATCGTAATCAAAAACAAATCTTAACCCTTGCTAACTGGGCACCTTCTTCAATCATAAAAACAAACGAATGCGTTATTGGAGAAAATGATATTTTAACCAAGTTCGAACCTACAGATACTTTTGTGGAACATTATCTTGGTACTTTGAGAACTTTATCTTCTTTGGCTAAAGCAAAGAAAGAAGTAGATGAACTTAATGATGATGAAATAACTAATTTGATTGAAGCAATGGAAGAAAAAGAATATCACACCTTACAGTAATTAATCCTTTTATTAGCATCATTCTGGACATACTCAGTATATCGAGTTGTCAAGACCTTGTCAACACTTTTTTATGGTAAACTTATGAAACAGAAACACTATGTAAATAACGAAGATTTTCTCAAAGCTCTGGTACAATACAAAAAAGATTGTAAACAAGCAATCAAACACAAAGAACCTAAACCAAGAGTACCTGAATATATTGGTGAATGTTTCATGAAGATTGCTGAAGGACTATCTCATAAACCAAACTTCATCAATTATCCACATCGTGATGAGATGATTGGTGATGGTATTGAAAACTGTTTGATGTATTTTGAAAACTTCAATCCAGAAAAATCTAAGAATCCATTTGCGTATTTTACACAGATCATTTATTATGCTTTCCTTCGTCGTATCCAGAAAGAAAAGAAGCAGTTGTACGTCAAATACAAAGCCACACAGCAAGTTGGCATTTTAGATGAGTATGAGATGTTGGAGTTTGAAGATGGCACTACCAGACAATTTGAACTCTACGATAATATTTCCGAATTCATTGAAAATTTCGAAGAAGGCAAACGAAAGAAAAAAGAGGCAAACAAGCCTAAAGGTATTGAAAACTTCCTAGGAGAGTGATATAATCGGAGCTGGATTATTATAGGATACAATAAATGTCAAAGGTAGCAATTATTACTGATCAGCATTTTGGTGCTAGGAATGATGCTTTAGTCTTTTTAGACTTCTATGAGAAGTTCTATAAAGAAACTTTTTTTCCAACTCTGAGAAAAAAAGGTATTAAGCAAGTATTAATTCTTGGTGACACTTTTGATAGAAGAAAATATGTCAACTTCTATACTCTCAAAAGAACCAAAGAGATGTTCTTTGATATTCTTCAAGATGAAGGTTTCGAAGTATACATGTTGGCAGGTAATCATGATACTTACTTCAAGAACACGAATGAAGTAAACTCTGTAGATTTATTGCTGCAAGAGTATGGAAATATTCATGTGATTGATTCACCAGAACACATTTACATTGGTCCTCATCAAATTTGTATGGTACCATGGATCTGTGCAGACAACTATGATGAATGCATAAACTTCATCAAAGAAACGAAATCGGATATCTGCATGGGTCACTTTGAGATTGCAGGATTCGCAATGTACAAAGGAATGCCATCAGATGAAGGACTTGATAGAAATATTTTCAGAAAATTCGAATTTACTTTCAGTGGGCATTATCACCATAAATCTTCTGCTGATGGGATTTACTATCTTGGTAACCCGTATGAGCTTACCTGGCAAGATTACAACGACCCTCGTGGTTTTCACATTTTTGATCTTGATACTAGACAGCTTGATTTTGTTCAGAACCCTAACATAATGTTTCATAAAGTTGTCTATGATGACAAGAATAAAGAGATCAAGGAAATATCTAATCATGATATGACACCTTATACAAGTAAGTACGTTAAGGTTGTTGTCTTGAATAAAACCAATCCATATCTGTTTGACGTATTCATCAACAATCTTTATCAAGCAAATCCTGCCGATATTACCATCGTTGAAGATTTTACAGACTTGACAGAAGGTGTAAGTGATGATATAATCGATCAGGCTGAAGATACTCTTACCATCCTAAATAACTATGTGGATGCTATCCAAGAAGATAATTTGGATAACAGTAAATTGAAATCTATTCTCAAAGAACTTTACTTAGAAGCCATAAACACAGAAAAAGTATGATTATATTTGAAAAGGTTAGATGGAAAAACTTTCTGTCTACTGGAAACTGGTTTACTGAAATTGACCTAAAACGTTCACCAAACACATTAATTATTGGTTCAAATGGATCAGGAAAGTCAACTATTCTTGATGCATTGACTTTTGGTTTGTTTGGTAAGCCTTTTCGTAAAATCAACAAACCTCAATTACCAAACTCTATCAACGAAAAGGAATGTCTAGTAGAAATAGAGTTTACCATAGGTAAAAAAGCATACAAGATTATTCGTGGTATCAAGCCTAATGTATTTGAAATCTACATTGATGGCAAACTATTGAATCAGGATGCAGCAGCTAAAGATTATCAAGAAGTGTTAGAAAAGAACATTCTCAAATTAAACTTCAAGTCTTTTACACAGATTGTTATTCTTGGCTCTGCATCCTTTACTCCATTCATGCAACTATCAGCAGCAGATCGTAGAGGTATCATTGAGGACTTACTTGATATTCAAATCTTTTCTTCCATGAACTCTTTGGTAAAAGAAAAGATGGGTGAGATCAAAGATAAAAGTGTTCAACTAAAATATGACTTGGATCTAACAGCAGAGAAAATAGAACTACAGAAACAAAACATTGAAGAAAACAAAAAACATAACGATGCTGAGATAGAAAAAAAGAAAGAAGAAATTACAAAATCAGAAGAACAAATAAAAAGCCTAAATAAGGACATAGTTCTAATTCAGAAACATATTGATGTTCTAACTTCAAAAATCCTAAATAAAGATAGCTTAGAAACAAAAAGAACTAAACTTTCCAATTTAGAAAATCAACTATCGAATAATTTAAAAAAGCTGGATAAAGAAGTTAAATTTTATGAAGATAATCATGATTGTCCTACATGCAAACAGACAATTACACAAGATTGGAAAGAAAAACAAATATTAGAAAAACAAGTTAAAAAAGGCGACATATCTTTAGCACTAGACGATATTGAAAAGAAGATTGCGGAAACAAATGAAAAGGTAAACGAAATACTGAAAATTACCAAACATATCAATGAACATAATTCGGAGGTGATAAAACACAATGCGTCAATTACAGCAATCAACAGATACGTGGCTAAACTTAATGCAGAAATTACGGAACTCTCAACCAAAAAAGACAACCTTGAGGACGAGAACACAAAGCTTAAAGAGTTACGAGAAGAACTTGCCGGCCTTATTAAAAAGCAAAAAGAACTAGCAGATGAAAAGCAGTATTATGAATTTGCTGGAACGTTATTGAGAGACACTGGTATCAAAACGAAGATTATCAAACAGTATCTTCCAATAATGAACAAGTTGATTAACAAGTATTTGACTGCAATGGATTCATTCATCAACTTTAATCTGAATGAAAACTTTGAAGAAACTATCAAGTCAAGGCATCGTGATGACTTCAGTTACCATAATTTCTCTGAAGGTGAAAAAATGCGTATCGACTTAGCTATTTTATTCACATGGAGACAAATAGCTAAATTGAAGAACAGTGTTAATACTAATCTTCTCATATTAGATGAAGTGTTTGATTCGAGCCTAGATACTGTAGGCACTGATGAATTTTTGAAGTTGATGTATGATGTTGGACAAGATACAAATGTATTTGTTATTTCACATAAAGGTGACCAGTTGTTTGACAAGTTTAGGTCAGTGATTCGATTTGAAAAGAAAAACAATTTCTCAAGGATAGCAAAATGAGTGATATTATTAGAATTAGTACAGATGATCCAGAAGGCACAAAACTACAGCAAGTAAAAGTATTGCCGCTTGTAGCAGAAACAGATCCTATACTAGATGCAATAATGCCAGTGTTTGATTTCAGTAACCCACCTACTGATCCTGTGTTTCTTGCATCTCAGTTGGTAGAGACATGTATCTACCATAAAGGACTTGGACTATCTGCTAATCAATGTGGATTGAGATATAGAGTATTTGTAATGGGTGCAGGTAATGATTACGTTGCACACTTTAATCCAAAAATTGTCAGTGTGTCTGAAGAAAAAGTGCATATGGAAGAAGGATGCTTATCTTATCCTTTGCTATTCATTCATATCACTAGACCAGAAAGCATTACAGTAGAATATCAAGACTTCAATGGTGAAACAAAGAAAGCAATTTATTCTGGTATTACTGCTCGTTGTTTTCAACATGAACTTGATCATATGAATGGTGTTCGTTATACTAGCAAAGCAAAACCGTTAGCACTACAAACAGCCAAGAAGAAAAAAGACAAACTAATTCACCGCTATAGGAAAGCAAATGAAAGATTGGCAGCACGGGTACGAACTGGATTACCTCAAGTCGGTTGAATCACTTTATGCAGACCATAACAAGTTTGCAGATTCGCCTTTTGCTGAATACAAGAAAAACAACATTGCAGAAGATTTACACAAAGGCCTTTTGCAATTAAGTGATTCTGGTTCTCATGTCTTATCTAAGGTAAGCAAGTCATCACCCATCACAATGTATCAAGGTATTAGTATTGGAACTAAAGTACCTGGTGATTATGTGATTACCAAACTTCGTGGCACTGATGATTATATTGAAGATGTTTGTAAGAATGCAGAAGGTAACACTTGGCTATATGGTTGGGCAGAAGATAAAAATACCAGACATATTGTACAACAACATTTAGAATACATTGGTGCCAAGATCACCACATTTGGTGAAATCTACAGTGTCTACTTTAAAGAAGGTGTAATACCAAGGTCTTTTCCAAAGGTCGATCCTGTCGAAAAGATTGCCATAAAACAGTTGAATATTCCTGTCGATTCTGATATCATAGAACAAATTGCAGCTAAACTAGAAAACCTAAATATTAAATTCCAGAATCATTACAGCAACTACAACAAGAAAAAATCTTGGTCAGCAATATCTCTGCGTGGTTATACACCAGATATTATGCGTATTGAAAAACCTGTAGAGATGAGTAAGAAATGGAAAGAGGAACATAAAGATGAAGAATTTTATCTTCAAGATACTTACCTTCGTAAAGAGTTTCCAGAAATTGAAAGATTACTTGAGTTTCTGGGTGATGCAGAACTCCATCGTATTAGGTTCATGCGTCTTGTTCCTGGCGGTGGTGAGCTTACCCGTCATACAGACCAAGTGGATCCAGATTCTGGTCTTAACATTGATTGTTTATCTAGGTTGCACTTTCCTATTCGAACTAATCAAAAAGTCAGGTTTGGTGTTTGGGAACCAACAGGAGACAAAAAAGAAGTAAACATGAAAGTTGGTGAGTGTTGGGTTCTCGATACAAGAAAGCCACATACAGTTATTAATGAAGGCAATGAAGATAGAATACACCTAGTTGTTGATGTGAAAACTACAACCAAATTGAAAGAGTTGATATTACAATGAAATGGTTTTATGAAAAGAATAGAGAACTCATAGATTCTCCTGTCAATAAATACTTTGAAGAAGTTCTTTGGATGTCCAAAGATGAATTTCGTCAATGGGTAATTGACCTTCGCAAGACTGTTGTAGATTTATGGGATAATCATAATCTTCCACCAAGAGTTGGCTATGATGAGCAAGAAATCATAGAACAATTCAATCAAATGCATTCTTTCCCTGTACATAAGTTTGAAGTGATAGATGAATTAACGGGCGAAAAAGATGTAATTAGAAATACAAGTGTAGTAGGTAATGCTGTCAATCAATGGTTTCCTACCATGATGAAAACTCGTATTAACTATACGAAAAAAGATGACGGTAAATCTATATACGATTATTTTGCAAAGGGCGAATTACTTGACACATTTATCACATATGCTACCCGTCATTTTAAACGGGATTCTTTTTACCATTATTCTTTTGTTGCTAAATCGAACGAGATTGAGCGTTATGGATATCTTCCTGTATCCGATGATGCTATTGGATGGATTAATGAATTTGAGAAAGAGTATAGGAAGCAAGAAAAGTGGGACTACTGGCTCCAACCAAAAGACATAGATAAAGAATACACTGGCTATAATGAAGAATTAAAAAATCAAAAATATCTAATTATACATAAAGATGATATAGAGAAATTAGATATACCAGAAAAATGCAAGACTAATGTTGATTATGCTAAATCTGAGTATTATCAAATTCGCCCATATGAGTTTAAACAAAAATTATTTCCTGTTGGATTGAAAGCGTTTCGTGTTTCGTTCTGTCAATATGCTGTTAACTTTCCACCACTAACTGCAAAGTACTTGTATGAAAAATTTACTGAGCACCTTGTTGGACAATCTCTTATCCGCATTTATGATCCTTCTTCTGGTTGGTCTGGGCGCCTGCTTGGTGCTATGTCTATTAGTGATAACAGGAATATTTTATACGTTGGGACTGATCCTAATACCGATCATAATACTAGCCCAGGTCGTACAAAATATCATGAAGTTGCCGACTTCTATAGAAAAAATGTAAGAAAAGGTGGTCTCTGGGAAGATGAACATAGTCACACACAAACAGAAATTTATCAGTTAGGTTCTGAAGTAATACGAAATGATCCAAACTTTCAAAAGCACAAAGGCAAACTTGATCTTGTCTTTACATCACCACCTTACTTTGCTAAAGAAGCGTATTCAGAAGATCCAACACAATCATATAAAAAGTTTGGACAGTATGAGGAATGGAGAGAAGGCTTCTTACGACCCACACTTGAAACTGCTGTTGAATGGTTACGGTCTGATCGTTATCTGTTGTGGAATATTGCCGATGCTGTATTTGGAGGTGATATGTTACCACTTGAAGAAGATAGCAGAAAAATTTTAGAAGAACTTGGTATGCAATACAAAGGTAAACTAAAAATGTCTTTGGCTCAGATGCCTGGTGGTAATCGTGTAGATTCTGAGACTGGTTTACCAAAAGCAAAAAACTTCTGTAAAGTTAATGGTATGTGGTTGAAATATGAACCGGTATTTGTTTTCTACAAACCATAAGTTTACCACTAAAAAGCTTGACACACACACTACATAATGATATGATTTGAAAACTTGCTAACAAGCAAGGCACTTTAATTTGTTATTTTTTACTAGGAGATTGATTATGGCAACTAAGCTATCTGCAAAACAACGCATGTTGAATGCTCTCAAGCAAACTGAAGGCTACAACACTTTCACAGTAGCACAAGCACAACGCCGTTTTGGTGTTCAAAATGTTTCTCAGCGTATTGAAGAACTACGCAAGGAAGGCTACTGCATCTACACTAACACAAAAACACTTGATGATGGCAGCAGAGTAAAGTACTACAAAATGGGTACGCCTACTCGCAAGCTTGTTCAAGCAGCACTCAAAGGTGGATTTAGTTTTGCTAACTAATCCATAACAAACGAAGAAGGAGACCTACCTTTGGTAGTCTCCTTTTTTTACATCTAGAGGTCAAAATGGAAATAAGTATTAAAACAGAAGAACTAAGAAAAAAAAGCATATTCATAGCAACACCTATGTATGGTGGTATGAATCATGGCCTTTACATGAAAGCTTGCCTTGATCTACAAGGTATGTGTATGCAATACGGTGTTGCTACTAAGTTTTCATTCCTATTCAACGAATCCTTAATCACAAGAGCAAGAAACTATCTTGTTGACGAATTTCTAAGTCGTTCTGACTGCACACATCTGTTATTTTTAGATTCAGATATCAGTTTTGATCCTAGAGATGTTATTGCACTATTGGCTTTGGACAAAGATGTTATTGGTGGTCCATATCCCAAAAAAGCAATCAAATGGAAAAATATTAAGACTGGGATGCAAAAACATCCTCAGTTGGAAGCACAACAGTTAGAAAAACTTGCTGGTGATTTTGTTTTTAATCCAGTTAAAGGTACCGCACAGTTCAGTGTCACAGAACCACTTGAAGTTATGGAAATTGGTACTGGTTTCATGATGGTGAAGCGTGAAGTATTTGCAAAATTTGCAGAAGCATATCCTCACCTTAACTATAAACCAGATCATGTGGGCCAAGCACATTTCGATGGCAGCAGACACATTCATGCCTATTTCGATACAGTCATCGACAAAGGTTATACTTTTGAAGATGCACATCAATTGCTTCAGAAGGCAGCAAAAGGAGAAGATGTAGAATCTGAAGCAAAGAAACTTCTCGATAAAGAGAAAGAAGCATCACATCGTTATCTGTCTGAAGATTACATGTTTTGTCAATGGTGGAGAAACATTGGTGGAAAGATTTATCTGTGCCCATGGATGAAAACTGCCCACATTGGAACTTATCATTTCAATGGTGATATGCCTGCTATTGCAAACTTTGTCGGAGAAATGTAATGGGAGAAGGTCGTAAATATGATGGAGGTAAACTAGAATATGGTTTACTTCCACCATTAGCACTAGAAGAAACTGTCAAGGTTCTCACTTTTGGTGCTCAAAAATACGAACGAGATAATTGGAAAAAAGTACCTGATTCTAAACGTAGATATTTTGATGCAATGGAAAGACATATCTGGGCATGGAAAAAAGGCGAACAACTTGATCCCGAATCTGGAATACATCACTTGGCACATGCTATGTGCTGCTTGATGTTTCTGTATGAACATGATATACTATACTCACTTGAACTAGATAATGAGGAAACAAAATGAAACTTTCAAATGAAACACTAACAATTTTAAAGAATTTTTCTAGCATCAATGCTGGAATTCTATTTAAGCAAGGTAAGACTTTATCCACAGTGTCATCAACTAAAACTGTTCTGGCACAATGTACACTACAAGAAGAATTTCCACAAGAGTTTGCAATTCACGATTTGACTAATTTTCTTTCTGTTCTATCACTCAGCAAAGATACACCAGAACTTGACTTCGATGATCAGCATATTATCATCAAAGCTCTTGGTGGAAGAAGTAAGATTAAGTATCGTTTTGCCGATAAGAAAATGATCATAACCCCACCAGACAAAGCAGTTGTTATGCCGTCTGAAGATGTATCATTTACTTTGAACGAGAGTGATTATGATTGGATTACAAGAACAGCAAATGTCTTGAACTCTCCTCACGTTGCTATTGAAGGTAAGAATGGTAAGCTAAGAATATCTTCCTTTGATGCGAAAGATGATGCTGCAAATATCAACTCTGTTGATATTGACGATACAGATAAAGCATTTAAGTCTGTATTTAAAACAGAAAATTTGAAAATGATTCCTGGTAGCTATGATGTAACTGTTTCATCAAAAGGAATCGCACATTTCAAAAATAAAAATGTGGCGATTGAATATTGGATCGCTATCGAAAAAGACGCATCTAACTTTGAAGGATAATTATGTTACTTACATTTACAGAAGCAGAAACTAAAAACGCTATTGCAATTAATCCAAAAAATGTCGCATCAGTTTTTACTTTGGTGAAAGCGTCATCTCCAGAAATGGAACCATATCTTGGAAAAACTGTTATGATATTGATTAATGGTAATGTTATTGTTGAAGAAGAATATTTGGAAGTTGTTGGTAGAGTAAACGCTGAATTGCAGTAACGTGTTTTATATTTTTATTATGGAGATTGTGAATGGACGACCAAATTCTTTGGGTAGAGAAGTATCGCCCTCGTAAAGTAGAAGATTGTATTCTTCCCGATAACATCAAAACAACATTTCAGGAGTATGTAGGCAGAAAAGAGATTCCAAATCTTCTTCTGTCTGGTTCTCCTGGTGTTGGAAAAACTACGATAGCAAAAGCACTTTGTAATGAAGTGGGTTGCGATCATATCGTTATCAATGGTTCTGACGAATCGGGTATCGATGTTCTACGAAACAAAATCAAAAATTATGCATCAACAGTAAGCTTGACTGGTGGTAGAAAAGTCATTATTATTGATGAAGCTGATTATCTAAATCCAAATTCAACTCAACCTGCTCTACGTGGAGCGATTGAAGAATTTGCATCAAACTGTTCTTTCATTTTTACTTGTAACTTCAAGAATAGAATTATTGCACCTATTCATTCTCGTTGCACAGTCATTGATTTCAAGATCAACGGTAACAAAGCAAAACTTGCTGCACAATTTTTAAAGAGAATTGAATGGATTCTTTCTGAAGAAAACATCAAATACTCTAAAGATGTTGTTGCTGCTGTCATTATGAAGCACTTTCCAGATAATCGTAGAATTTTGAATGAACTTCAAAGATATGGTGTATCTGGAACTATTGATGAAGGCATTCTTGCTTCTGTTTCGGACATTCAAACTAAAGAACTGATCACAGCACTAAAAGAAAAAGATTTCGGTTCTGCTCGTAAATGGGTTACAAATAATCTAGATAATGATCCTACACTTGTTTATCGTAAGCTCTATGATAGCATGTATGATTATTTGAAGCCTAGTTCTATTCCTCAAACTGTCTTGATTCTGGCGAAATATCAGTATCAATCTGCTTTTGTTTCAGACCAAGAAATCAATCTTGTTGCCTGTCTGATTGAACTGATGGCAGATTGTGAGTTTGTATAATGCCTGATCTATTCAAAGATATCGTACCATCGATTCTTCAGACCAAGCAGAATGTCTTGGTAGAAGAACATGATGAAAAAGACTATAATTCGTATATCGTCAATCGGGCACTATCCTATCATTTAGACTGTGTTCCGTATGCGAATCAGATAAACCAGGTTCATTTTGTCGATAAAAAACTACAGTATCACTATCTTCTAAATAGTATTAGGCAGATGAAACGAAAGTTTCAACCGTGGCAGAAGTCTGAGGAAGATAAGAATCTTGCTTGTGTGAAAGAGTATTTTGGGTATTCTGATAGCAAAGCCAAAGAGGCTCTCCGGATCTTATCTGATGAACAAATCGCTTATATAAAAACAAAAACAGATAAAGGCGGAGTGAGGAAATAATGATTCGTATAGAAGATATGGTTGAAGTGACGCTAAATGAGAAAGATGATTTTCTGAAGATTCGTGAAACATTGACTCGTATTGGTGTTGCATCCAAAAAAGAAAAGTTGCTCTATCAATCTTGCCACATCTTACACAAGCAAGGAAAGTACTATATCGTACATTTCAAAGAATTGTTTGCGTTAGATGGCAAACCTACGGATATTACGGAGAATGATCTGGCACGTAGGAATACGATTGCTTTGCTACTAGAAGATTGGGGACTCTTAAAACTTGTAAATGCAAAAAAAGCAGAGGATCTACAAGTCAGCTTATCGCAAATCAAGATTATTGGTTTCCGTGAGAAAGACGAATGGCAACTAGTACCAAAATACAATATTGGTAAAAAAGCAAAAAAAGATTGACAAAAAATCCTTAGTGTGATATAAATATGAGTGTAGATGCCTTTCGGGTCTACACTTTTATTAACTCGCTTAACTAAGGAGACTTTCATGACTCTTGCTAATCTATTCCCTTCCCGTTCAGCTTATGAGCCATTTACTGTTGGTTTCGACAAGCTATTTGATCAGCTTCAAGATACCGCAAACAACATTGCAAAAAATGCTCCGAACTGGCCACCATATAATATCAAGAAAGTAAAAGACAACAAGTATGTCATTGAAATGGCAGTTGCTGGCTTTGCTAAATCTGATATTGAAGTTACCGTAGAAGGAAACAAGCTTGTTATCAAGGGTGCTTCTCAAGATAACGAAGCAGAAGATTACCTATTCAAAGGAATCGCTAATCGTGCGTTTCAACGCACCTTCACTATTGCTGACAAAGTAGAAATCAAAGATGCAGAAATTGTTAACGGAATGTTAAGAGTTTGGCTAGAAAATCTTTACCAAACTCAAGAATCTGTTAAGAAAATTGCAATTAAAGACGCTACAGATACCAAATCTGAGTAATGGCAATAATGGTGGGGTGCAATGCCCCACCTCTTGACAATTGAGATTTGCTTTGATATACTACATACATCATGAAGAAAACTGTTCAAAAACCCAAAGAAATTCTACAAAAGGTCCGTAATCGACTTCACATTGATGAGGTCTATTATACCTACTCTCATTGGCCCACAAAGGACATTGATGGTGTTACATTTCTTCCTATCATTAGAGAAATAAGTGAACATCCCAAAGTTTTTTATATGCGTAAAGACAACTTGGAGTATATCAAATGATTTTGAATAAATTATCACAGGCAATGTATAGCCGAAGAATTTTTAATCCTAAGAATAAAAAAGACTTAGATGCATATGGTTATTTTATTCGCAATAGCAAGTGGGAGAATGGTTGTCCATTCTGGCTTGAGTGGCCATATCAAAGTGTGCCTGCTATGATCAAAGATAAAATTGTTCGTGACATGTTTAATGTAGATAAGGAACAATTAGTATGAAAAGATACATGGTTGAAACTGTGAGTATTTTTCGACACCGTTATGTTGTTGAAGCCAAAGAATCAGATCATGCATGTGATGAAGTTATTTGCAATGATGGTAAACTGAAAGAGTTTTCTCAGTATCATGTAGATGAAAATATCTGGTCTGTTGCTGAACTTAATGATGATCAAGAATACCTTGAGATGTTTGATATGGACAATGAATATCTCAAAGAATGGGATAACGAAAAGAAATTTTCATTCGTTAATAAGATAAACTACGAAGAATAACTGGCGTTAGTACAAGGGATAGTACAGTGGCCTTCTAAGCCTCTGATCCAGGTTCGAGTCCTGGACGCCGGACCAAGTAGGGCCGGAAGCTTAACTGGTATAAGCGTCCGACTCATAATCGGGGGACAGAGAGTTCGAGTCTCTCCCGGCCCACCAACAAATATGAAACAAAAATATATTAGAGCATACATGGATGTAGCAAAACGATTTGCTGAATTATCACCAGCAAAGCGGCTACATGTCGGCGCCATCATTGTCAAAGATGATAGGATTATCTCTATTGGCTATAATGGTATGCCACCAGGTTGGTCAAATATATGCGAAGATGTTACGGAAGAAGGAACACTAAAAACTAAGCCAGAAGTGATTCATGCTGAAGCTAACGCCATAGCTAAACTAGCAAAAAGCACAGAATCTGGCAAAGATGCTACCATGTTTCTTACTCATGCACCATGTATTGATTGTGCCAAGCAGATTTTTACTGCTGGTATTAATACTGTTTACTATGCTCAGGAATACCGTTCTACTGATGGATTACAGTTTCTAAGAAGATGTGGTGTGAACATTATATACACACCAGAGCCGTCAGAAGGGTCGGAGAGAGGTTAGAATATAAATACTGATGCTTAGGGTAACTAAAGGAAAACCCATGCAATTCAGAATCAAAAAATGTCCAGATAAAGACTTCAGACCATATGTTCTCGAAGCAGCCTCTTTTTTTGCAAAAGAATTAGTTCCTAGTGCAAGAATCCGTAATAACTGTAAAGTTACCATCAAGTTTAATCCTAAAATAAACGAATATGGATATGCAAGTATCCAGAAGTTTAACAGCAGAAAACAGCCTAGACAATTTCTAATAGAAATACATTCTGGAATAGGAGCAAGAAATATATTAGAAACCTTGGCTCATGAGATGATACATGTCAAACAATATATCATGAATGAAACTGACGATGGATTGACTAGATGGAAGAATAAGAAGATTAATTCTGAAAAAGTTGACTATTGGGATCACCCATGGGAAATAGATGCATATGGTAGAGAACAAGGATTGCTGTATAGGTTTACTGTGATGCATGAATTGTGGAATGTATTTACGGAGTTCAAGAATCCTGCTGAACCAATAGTTTCAATTCCGATAAGATGGAAAATTAGTTAAAAAACAACAAAAAAACCCTTGACAAATCAAAAAGTTTACTATATACTCTTAGAATATTAAATTTACTTAGAAAGCACGAAATGTTGTCCATACATAAACCCATAACAAGTCAACCAGAGTATCGCACAATTAATTGCGGCGATGCGTCATGGTTTACCCTCGGGGTCCGTGTATAGACTAGAAAGCTAAACTCTAAACACAAGACCCCTAGCCAAAAGTTAGGGGTTTTTTGTTTACTGTTGGGATATAGTGTAACGGCAGCACCGCAGACTTTGACTCTGTTAGTCTAGGTTCAAATCCTAGTATCCCTGCCAAGTTTTAAGGAAGTGTGGATGAGTGGTTTAAATCAGCAGTCTTGAAAACTGCCGACTGTAAAAGGTCCGTGAGTTCGAATCTCACCGCTTCCGCCAAATAGGAGAAGAAATGAATACAGCAATCATACTATTAACAATACTGGGCTATTGGATAGCAATGGGTTTTACTATGGCTGCTGTGATGTTTATTTTTTATATGTTCGCTGTTATTATTGGAAAAATAATAAAGTCATGATAAGATTCAATGATTATGTTCATTATTTTTGGATAGGTAATGATAAAATACCCGATGAATATATCAAAAATTTTGAAGAAGCCAAATCATTGAATCCAACATATAATTTTATTATATGGAAAGAAGAAGATATAAAAGAACATATACCAGAATATATTGAACAATTTGAAAAAGGAACATTATTTCAAAAACTTCAATTAGGAAGTTATGGAATAGCAAATAAATTTGGAGGAATTGTAAGTCACTTTGATATAAAGTGGAAAAAAGATTTTGATTATGTATATGATTGGTTTTGTTATCCAGTAGATATGATTTTTCCTTACAGAGAATCTGTTTATTTTTACAATAGAGGATTAGTTACAACTTTAGTTGATGATTTTGTTTTTATTACACGACCAAATTTGACTGGAGAATATATTAATTTTTGTCACTCACTAACAGATGATGATCCGGATGTTATTTCTACACATAACTCACATCCTTATATGGTAAATTATTTGACAAAATGGTTAATGACAAAAAAGAATATAAAGTATTTTTCACACAAACAGATTGACAGAAGTGAAGATAGCATAATTGCAGTTCATGCTAATCATGGAACATGGAGAGTTGCCTGAGTGGTTAAAGGAGCGGTTTGCTAAACCGTCGTTGCGAAAGTGACGCATAGGTTCGAATCCTATACTCTCCGCCAGATTAAGAAAGGAGTACATATGAATGGCTGCGATAGTAATCGTTATCATTTATTTACTCCTGTATTGGGTGTTTAAAAACGACCTTCGGTAGCTCACGGTAGAGCAGGATGCCTTATAAGCATTTGTCCAGATAAGACCCAGGATGTGGTTCGACTCCACACCGAAGGACCAGAACAAAGGTAAGGTGGCTGAGTGGCCCAAAGCAGCAGTCTGCAAAACTGTAAAACCGTCGGTTCAAATCCGACCCTTACCTCCAGTTGCAAAAGTAGTAACATGTTGTATTTGTACAACACGCTTGACAAAACGATTGAGCCAATGTACAATGATGTTTCTGTAGTTGAGTTTCTTTAACAATTTGAGTTTCAGTGGACCGTTCGTCTATCGGTTAGGACATTGCCCTTTCACGGCAGTAAGAGGAGTTCGATTCTCCTACGGTCTACCATATAAAAACACTCTAAACTGGACGCAGGTTCTGTGAAGCAAGACCTCGGGGTCATGACCGAGAAGATGTGGAGAATAAGAGTGTTTCTATATGGTTTCCGGTTACTACTTTCCATAAAGTAGCGTGTGGCGACGATAACTGACCCGGTGGCAGCAAACCGTTAGCGAGGCAACCCCTCAGGCACTGCTAGGCAGTATCTCTCTGCACACAGACACAGAATAAAAGAGATGGACAGGGTAACAACTCAGCATAGGGGCTTGCCTGGAAAACAAGTGGCCTAAGCACTAATTATTTTTTTAAAGGAGACCTGTCATGGATAGTGACAAGAGTGGTAAGATAATGGGTGCGTAACTCAGAGGCAGAGTAACCGGCTTTTAACCGGTAAGTCGAGATTTCGAAATTCTCCGCACCTACCATATAAAAGTATTTTGTATCAGAATATTTCTATATGGCACTTTAGTTCAGTTGGTTAGAACGCTGCCCTGTCACGGCAGAGGTCAGGGATTCGAGTTCCCTAAGTGTCGCCAAAAAGGAGACAAAATGAAAATATGTCCGAAATGTAATAAAGAACATGATAAATCTGGAAAGTTTTGCAACAGAAGTTGTGCTAATAGTAGAACTTGGACAGTTGAAGATAGACTGAAAAAATCAGATTCTATGAAAAAATATTTATTGAACAATGAACATCCATCAAAAGGTGCACCAGGATGGAAACACTCTAAAGAAATGAAAGAATTGAAGCGAATAAAAAGTTTAGAGTTTTGGGATAAAAAAGGAAGACTTCCAGAAGAACATGTAAAATTAAAAAATAAATTAGGTGTGAGTGCATATAGAGCAAGAAAATATAATGCAACACCAGAAAATGTAGATAAAAACTTAATTAAAGAAATATACAAAAAATGTCCTACAGGATATGAAGTAGATCATATAATTGCAATTGCTGATGGTGGTAAACATCATCCAGATAATTTGCAATATCTACCATGTTTAGAAAATAGAAAGAAAAATAAGTATCAGAATTATGATACTTCTCTTGTCGTAAAATGGCAAGATGTAATATAGTTTATTGTGGGCTACCGTTCTAGGTGAGGCGGGTCTGACTGTTAATCAGAAATAGATTGGTTCGAATCCAATGCCCACAGCCAAGTTTTAGGGTGTTTAGTCCCGTAACGGTATCGGGGGATGACTGTAAATCATTTGTCTTAGACCTTCTCTGTTCGAATCGGAGAGCACCCACCAGAGTAGCGTGTGAGGCGGTCGGGGGATTGGCGTAATTGGAAACGCAGTAGCTTTGCAAGCTTCAGTCAGGAGTTCGAATCTCCTATCCTCCACCATAAATATTTCTTTACACATTACACAGAGAATTAAATGAAACAATTATTTTTAACTTTATTTTTATTATTCTCATTAAATGTAAACGCTGCAACAACTTATGTTTATAATGTAACAAAGGATGAAGTGATTGAAGAATATGCATCAGATAAAATTAGACCGATTGCAAGTGTCACAAAATTAATGACTGCAATTGTTGTAATAGAAAGTGGTGCATCATTAAATGAAAAAATACCTTATAGAGGTTTTGCAGGTAGAAAAGAAATGACTAGAGAGCAATTATTAAAATTGCTTTTAGTAAAAAGTGACAATAATGCAGCCGAAGCTTTAGCAAGAGGTTACCCAGGTGGTAGAATCTCATTCATTGCAAATATGAATCATAAAGCAAATGTATTAGGTATGACAAATACATCATATGAAGATCCTTCTGGTTTAGGAAGAAATAATTTAAGTAATGCAAAGGATTTGTCAATTCTATTGACATATGCGTACAACTATAGTACCATGAGAGAGTTGGCTGCATTAGAAAGTTTTAGTATTGAGAGTATTAGTAGAAAGAAAAGAAAACCTAGAGTGATAACGGTAAACAATACAAATTTTAATTTGTTAAAAGAATATAAAGAAATTGTAATTTCAAAAACAGGATTCACTAATGCTGCTGGTAAATGTCTAGTAATGTACTTGACAAAACATGGCGAAAAATATACAATAGTGATTCTTGGTGAAAGAAATACAAAGACTATACAACAAGCAGGTAGAAAGATTATTGAAAGATTATAGCCGGTTTAGTTAAATGGTATAACAGTTGCCTTGTAAGCATCAATCGTTGGTTCGATTCCATCAATCGGCACCAGAACCCCGCAGTCCCATCTGCGTTAATTAATGGGGGTAAATTGGCTTCACCACAACGCCAGGGTGCATACGATCAACGACCTCAAAGCCCGCTTGACATGGGTGATAGAAAAATCGTAAGTGGGTATCACACCTTGCTATAATAAATGTGATGGACAGGGTAACAACTCAGTCTAGGGCTAATGGGGATTAGTAGCTAGACACCTTAGTTGTGTTATTTGTAAGCCCAGAAGGATAGGCGCCTAAATTTCAATCCGTTATGTAGGCCATTCAATAACTAGTTAGACCTAGGCAATCACTAGTGAGATGGTTAGATAGTACAGATAACACAACTAAGGTAATGCGGGATTAGTTTAATGGTAAAACGAGAGCCTTCCAAGCTTGAGTCATCAGTTCGATTCTGATATCCCGCTCCAGTTTTCCTGAGTGTAGTTCAGCCTGGTAGAATGCCTGCTTTGGGAGCAGGAGGTCGGGAGTTCGATCCTCTCCACTCAGACCAATATAGGTAATGTAGCACAATGGTAGTGCAGCACCTTCATACGGTGTGTGTTGGGAGTTCGAGTCTCTCCATTACCACCAAACGGTCCTTAGTAAAATGGATAATTACGGTAGGCTACGGACCTACAGGCGGGAGTTCGATTCTCTCAGGACCGGCCAATTGTCCTGTAGTTAAATGGTATAACTGTCGATTGATAATCGACCATTACAAGTTCAATTCTTGTCGGGACAACCAATATATTAGGAGTGAACATGTCAGATGGTGGTAAAGGAAGCAATCCTAGACCTTTTAGTGTAGATCAAAAAACATATGATGATAATTGGGATAAAATTTTTAAGAAAAACAATTATCAAGATGTTTTAAGTACAGAAGATTGTGTGCTTGATGCATTGAAAGAAATGAATAGAGTTAGTGATGAATGTGGTGATTATATTACTAATGAAATAGACATTCCTAAAAATAACCCGGAGTAGTATAATGGCAGTGCGGCGGTCTCCAAAACCGTTAGTGGGAGTTCGATTCTCTCCTCCGGGGCCAACAACTAAAAGGAGAAAAAATGAAAAAATTAAATCTTGAGGAAGTAAAAAACTACATCCTAGCACAATCACCTGAAACTAAAATTTATCTTGGTGCTGACTCCGAAAGATTTAATATGAATGGTGTTTGGTATGCAGATTATACAACAGCGATTGTTGTACACATAGATGGTCGCCATGGATGTAAAATCTTTGGTGAAGTCACAAGAGAAAAAGATTACGATCAACGCAAGGATCGTCCATCGATGCGATTGATGAATGAAGTATATAAAGTATCAGAGCTATTTCAAAATCTTGCTGAAGTTTTAGAAGATCGTTATGTTGAAGTACACTTAGACATTAACCCAAATGAAATGCATGGATCATCTTGTGTAATTCAACAAGCAGTTGGTTATATTCGTGGTACATGTAATGTGATACCTATGGTTAAACCAAGAGCATTTGCGGCTTCTTATGCAGCAGATAGATTAAAGCAAGTTTTAGCAGCATAGTTTCAATGGTAACCTTAGTGTAGTGGTCTGCACTTCTCGCTGTGACCGAGAAAGTATGAGTTCGATCCTCATAGGTTACCCCAAGCAATGCATCGTTAGTTCAGTGGTAGAATCCCTGCCTTACAAGCAGGTTGTCGGTGGTTC